TTGATGCTGTTATTCATTACTGTGAACTAAACGAGATTGAATATGAAAGTGTATCTAAATTACTCTCCAAACCATTGAAAGAGAAACTAAAGTTGGATGCACAACGCCTAAATTATATGAAGAGAACCAGTCGTAGCGCAAAACTAGTACTAACATGAGTGATTTTTTCCAATCAGAAATGGTGAGAGGTGACATCCAGGAGATGACAGATCTCCAGATGTATTGTGTGAGGGCATCAACTATGCTGCCCGCACTTTCTCCTATCAAACTGAATGAATATTATGATGTTCTCATTCAACTCATCGAGAAACAAAAGACATTCTATTTCAGAATGAAACTGAGTGAAGATGAGGAAGCACAGACAATGGTACAAGTGATGAAAGATTTCACCTATCAGTTTGCTGGTGTTGATAATGAAGGTAATCCTACAGTTCCTGAAGGCACACCACTTGAGGAAGTGTTTGATACTCTAGTTGAGAGAGTAAAAGCACAGAAAGAATCCATTGCTCCCTACGTTGAGGAGCAGCGTCGTCTCCAAGAGGACGACTGAACAACTGGCACAGACCCCCTTGTCCCAGGACTGTGCCTGCGTTATCATGTATAAGTGCGGGACGAACAACGTACAACTAAGTAAAACAACCAAGTAACTATGTCATTTTCAGACCTTAAGCGTAGCTCCACTGCCACTGACTTCGACTTCCTTCAGAAGGAACTTGAGTCTAAAGATGGTGGAGGTAGCGGTTATCCTGAGTTCAAACCAGCATTGAATAAGGAGAAGACTGGCGGCGGTGCTATCTTGCGCTTCCTGCCTGCTCCTGCTGGAGAGTCAGCACCTGTTGTGAAACTCTTCCAGCACGTTTATCAGAATCAGGAGACTGGACAATGGTTCATCGAGAACTGCCCCACCACACTTCAAGGTGTTGGTCCTGGCATCTGTCCCGTCTGTGATTCCAACCGCGAGATCTACAAGAACAATCCTAAAGAGGTAGCAGCTAAACTTGCTGCCGGTAAGTCTCGTAAGAAGAAGTACATTGCTAATGTACTGGTGATTAAAGACCCTGCTAATCCTCAGAACGAGGGTCAAGTTATGCAGTGGCGTTTTGGTCAGCAGATCTTTGATATTATCTCTCGCGCTATGAAACCTGAAGAAGGTATGGGTGATGAACCTATCCCTGTCTTCAACTTCTGGAAGGGTGCTAACTTCCGCCTTCGTATCACACTGAAGGGTTCTTACTGGAACTATGAGTCTTCTAGTTTCGAAGCACCTACTGCATTGTCTAACGACGATGACGAACTGGAGAAGATCTACAACCAACTGTATCCTCTCGCTTCTATCGTTGATGAAGACCAGTTCAAATCCTATGATGATCTTGAACGTCGCTTCAATGATGTAGAGGGCATTGGTCGTCGTCCTGCCTCTCGTCTTGAAGAGGAAGAGGATGAATTGTTTGGTGGCGGTGGGTTCAATGACCCTGACATCACTCTGTCAGCACCTGAACCTGAACCTGTCTCTGCTTTCCGCAGTCAGGTAGAGTCCAGCGAACCAGTCAAGGACGCAGACTTTTTTGCTAGTCTCCTCGCTGATTGATAAACCAAAATTGAATAACTGATTCCTTAATCCCGGAAAAATTTTTTCCGGGATTTTTTTGTGTGAAAAGTCGATCAGATAGAAGTTGCTTTTAGTCTGCTATCAATGAAGTCAGATGACTTCGAGTAGTCTGCACCTGCTCTAAATTGATCTACAAATACTTCAAGATATCTTTCTTTTAGGATAAATATCTCTCTTTTTTTATTATTTTCTTCCTGTTCATACTGCCATCTAGTTACAGGATACGAAATAGTATTACCATCCACCGTGGTTTGTCCTGTTCCGTTGTAGAATGTGTATGTATTGTTGTAGAACTCTTGCCCTACGATAAGATCTTTTTCTAATGCAACTACATCAATACCATCAAGTTGATATCCAGCAAGAACTTTTTTAGTTCTGTAGAAAAGTATCTCATCTGGGTTATCATATTTTTTAATTATTTCTTCTTCTAAAGTTTCATTTGTAAGAGGCCAATCATAAACACCATTGATAAAATTATTGGTAATCAGTATTACCCAGTCATAGAATGGATTACCATAATATCTTTCAGCGAGTAGATCTAATCTATCTCCATCAATAATAGTATATTTTTTAAAGAACACAGCGTAGTTAAATACTGTTTCGTTTAGACTATATCTTCTAAAGAAATTTTTAGTACGGACAAAATCACCTTCAGCAAATGGAAACTTGCTTGGTTTTGTTGCGTAACTTATGTCTGGGATTGAATCGAAGTACATTAGTAAGTAAAACCGTTTGGACTTAAATTAATTTCTTCACGATAAACAAGTTTTGTTTCTTGGAAAGAAATATTCATTGTAATTGCTGTTGGTTCACCTCTTTGATATAAGGAAAGTAAACCATCGGGAGTTTGGTTGATAGTTATACCGGTGATAGCACAAGGTTTAAATTGTGTAATGTAAGGATTGGGACCACTACCGTACATAAAAGCCATGTCACATAAGTAAGGAACCGAAATAAAATTTTTGCTGAAATTTGAAAGTGTTTCGTTACCGTCCTGGTTAATCGTTCTTGCGGCGTTAGGATCAGCATCTTCCGGGAGATCTTGTAGCGTCGGGATATCAACTTTGTCATCAACCTTTGCACCACTTAAACCGGGAAGCATAGCATATTTAAAATTTCTAATAATTTTTTGAATTTCATCAGCTTCTGGCCTAGATCTCGCTACAAATTTATATTGTAAATTAAAATTTCTTAGGTCAAATCCTTGGAATAGTAACTCAGTGTTAGGATTTAATACCACACCGGCAGTACCGCCCAATAAATCATTCAATCCAATTCCTTCACCTTGACCTATATTTTGTAATGCTTGAAGACCAGCAGCAGCTAACGCTGAGAAAGCGTAAGCACCTGTATCAGCACCTCCTCCTGTAGCTAAATCTTTGAAAGTGCCTATGATTCCTCCGCCACCGTTAGAAACGTTTGCTATGGCCTCTCTAGTAAAATTTTGTATAGATCTACCACCCCACTGAACACCGTATTCTGCTTGGATATCCTCAGGACTATACAATGCTATGGTAGGACCAACATACGACGGCGTGTTAACACTTTTATTGTAGTTTGAAAATTGCTGCCCGCCGTTCTCGCTCCTCTCTCTTTGTATTGTTAGTGGAGGTTTGTATGTAAAAAATCTAAATTTTGTCCAAGCAAAGTTTTTTTGTTTTTCGTCTAAATCCTTAGGATACTTAAGTATCTGTTTACTAAATTTGTTTTCACCAGAGGGATATTTTACGCGAGTTGTTTCATCCGCCATTACTTCACCATCTCCTTACTCTGTTTGTTGCCGTATCCATCAATCATTCGTGTGCCTTTGATTTTATCGTAGAATTTTTCATTAGTTTCCTGCCAAACATCTTCTTTTTTGTACGGAAACTTGAAACCCCTCACTCTGGTCACGAAATTCTCAACTGGTAAGAGGATGGCGGTGTCCCACTCATCAATATGAAGGTCTAACATATAACCTTCGACATGCTTATCTAGATATTTATGGAAGCATATCTTAGGTAAGTCCACTTTGCCTTTCATCAAACCTTGTACTGCCTTGATTCTTTTCTTTGGGTTCATGTAGTGTAAGTTAGCACCCACAAATTCTTTTCCTGGTAGTACTTTTACAACATAAACAAGAGGGAATGTGTCATAGTATGGGAGATACTTTGATATTGCCTCGTACTCAAACATATACAAGTGACCCTCCACAGGATAGCGCCTAAGGACGTTGCCGTCCCCGCCTGGTTCTGGGTCACCTGCCTGCTCCCTAAGCACCTTAGAGGGGTCTTTACGGTACTCTGAGGCGATGCTAGCGACCTTGCCCCTGTACCAGTCGAAGGTCTTGCTCTCCCCTTCTGTTGCCTCTGTTATTCGCTCGAATAGGGTTTGTGTTCCCTTATTCTTTTTTACATTATTTCTCTGTATTTCTGCGAATCCTGTTGCCATTGTTCTATACCTTTAAGTGATCTTCGGTGAGTATTTTGAATTTCATCTGCCTATCCTCACAGAAGTCCTCAGCGGCGTCCCACTTAGCGCGGTTCTTAATATAGGTTAGAACTTCTCTTTTCCAAGCAGCAGTTTTACGTTTGGGTTTCTCATTCGGTTTTTGAGTTTGTCTTTTGGGTTTAACTTCGATGACATACTTCTCATACTTACCAGATTTTGTCAGTATCTTGATGTAGAAATCTGGGTAGTAACGATGAACTCTACCATCGATGGGTGATCTGTATGGAATAATAATTTCTTCTGAACCCCACTCCACGATGCTTGAGGTATGGTCACAGAATATCATAAATTTTTTCTCCCACATAGACCTATAAATGATCCTTGTAGGGTTGCCACGATACTTCTTGGGATTAACTGGTTTGTATAATCCTGAGTATGCCATAAATATAAATATAGTTCACGTTTCTATTTATCGTGCCTACAAGAAGTATTAATGATTTTGTCAATACCATGAAAGGTGGTATGGCAATGTCATCGGAATTTGAAGTAAGTTTTATATTTCCCAATGACGACTTAAAAAGTGTAGTTCAAGGTGCTTTGAGTGGCGTTCATACCTTAGCGTCTGACGATATTATTACTATGTTTTGTAATGAGGCTCAACTACCTAATGTATCATCCTTGACCGGACAAACAAATGGAGTCTACATGGGTGAAGGACAGGTAAACTACTCATATGGTAAGTTATTTACTGATGTTAGTTTGGGTTGGTATTGTGATAAAAATATGATGCCACTTAAATTTCTTCAGGAGTGGCACAACTATCAATTTTACTATGGTAGTGAGGATAAAACTCCCATTAGAGAGAATCGATTATTTAATACAAGTTTGACTCGCCAGGATCTCGTTAGTCGCGTAAAGTATCCAGACGATTATCAAGCTAAAATCATTATCAAAAAAACTGAAAGAGTGAAAGATGTAGATACAACAGTGATGCAGTACACGCTTTTAGATGCATTCCCACATAGTATAGATGCTACTCCACTATCTTATGGATCATCTCAACTTGTAAATGTTAGTGCTAATTTTTATTACTCTAAATTCCTCATTGATTACGCTGCGAGAGAT